CGGCGGCGTGAATCACACGCTGCCACATGAGGGCGCTACCGAAACGGCGTCCGGCATCGCTGTCCTGTGCGGGCAGAGGTCGTACGGCGGCGGCACCTGGCACTGGCCGGAGCGTGCCTGATGGCGTTTGCCGAGGGAACCCCCGGGAACTGGCAGCCCGGCAGCTACCCGGCCGCCGTGCAGCTGGTGCACAGGGGCGATGACCGGCCGTCACTGCCTGTGGTGCACTGGCCTGCCGGTCCCATCAAGCTCCCGGTCCCGGAGAAGGCGTCATGACGGTGCTGGACGCGGTCCCGGTCGGCCGCATCACGGAGCGGGCCCGGCAGGCGAATCCCCTCGCTGTCGCTGTGGCGCTGATCGCCGGGCTGCTGTTCGGCCTCGGCTGGCTTGCGTTCAAGATCGTCCGCATCCTGTGGTTCATGGCCGTATGGTGCGTGTTCGCGCTGGCCGAGGGCTGGAATTCGGCCCGCAAGGATGCCCGTGGGCCTGCCTGAGCGGGTTAGCGCCAGGGCGTCGGCGGCGCTGTCGCGGCGGTCGGAGTCGTCGCTGTCGATCAACGACTACGCGAACTTCTTCAACTTCGGCGGCCTCGCCTATCCGGTCGTCCAGACGACGCTGGGCAGCGTCGACCGCGAGCGGGTGGCACTGTCGGCTGTCGGCGCCTACAAGGAGTCGGGCCCGATCTTCGCGCTGATACAGGCGCGGCTGCAGGTGTTCAGCCAGGTGGCTTTCCAGTTCACCCGGATGACCGGATCCATGCCCGGCGACCTGTTCGGCACGGCCGATCTCCAGATCCTGGAGAAGCCGTGGGTGAACGGGTCCACGGTCCGGCTGCTGTCGGTGATGGAGGTCGATGGCAGCCTCGCGGGCAACAGCTACATCATCCGGACGCGGCCGGACACGCTGTCGCGGCTGCGGCCGGAGTTCATCACGATCATCCTCGGTTCCGAGACCGATGCCGAGTCCCCGGCCGACGCGCCGGACTGCACGGTCGCGGGCTACCTGTACACGCCGCCGTCGAGCCGCCCGACGTTTTACGACCCGGGCTCGGTCGCGCACTACGCGCCGATTCCCGACCCGTTCTATCACTTCCTCGGCCAGAGCTGGATTACGCCGGTAATCAAGGAGCTGGAGGGCGACTCGCTCGCCACCGAGCACAAGACGCGCTTCTACGCGAACGCCGCGACACCGAACATGGCCATCAAGTTCGACGCCAGCCTTGATATCACGCGGGTGAAGGCGTTCAAGGAGCTGATGGAGGAGGAGCACCGCGGAGCCTTCAACGCGTGGAAGACGCTGTTCCTCGGCGGCGGCGCGGATGTCACGACGGTCGGCTCGTCGTTCAGGGATATGGAGTATGCGGCGATCCAGGGCAAGGCCGAATCGCGCCTCGCCGCCGCGGCGGGCGTCCCTCCGTCATGGGTGGGCTTCTCCGAGGGGCTGCAGGGCAGCGCCCTGAATGCCGGGAACTTCAACTCGGCCCGGCGCCGGTTTTCGGACGGCACGATCTGGCACCTGTGGCGTGCCGCGGCCTCGGCCCTCGAGTCCGTGGTCAACATGCCGGCGGGCGCGAACCTGTGGCCGGACACGCGGGTGCCGTTCATGCGCCAGGACGAGGGCGACATCGCCACCATCCAGACGCAGGAGGCCGCGACGATCGGCGGCTTGATAAAGGACGGCTTCACCCCGGAATCGGCGGTGAAGGCCGTCCAGAACAACGACTGGGGGATGCTGAAGCACTCCGGTCTTACCTCGGTCCAGCTTCAGCCGCCGGGCAGCTCCCCGACGCCGGATACCCCTGTGCTGCCGCCCGCGGACGACAGCGAGGACATCGAGGACGGAGGTGATGGCGGCAATGAGTAACGGGCGCGTCCGGCGCGCACTGGAAGGCGATTCGTCGCTGCTGGCGACGCGTGCATTCCCGCTGCGGGACATCGAGATCCTGTCCCGGGCCAAGGGCGGTGACGGCCGGACGGTCGTCGCCTACGCGGCGGTGTTCAGGAAGCCGGTCCCGATCGTCGATTCCGATGGCGACTATGAAGAGCAGATCGACGACCCCGCATTCGACCGGTCGGTGGCGGACAGGTCGCGCAAGATCGGCGTCTTCTACCATCACGGCCGGACGCTGCAGGGGACGCCGAGCGACCGGGGATCGGTCCCGCTGGGCAGCCCGGTTGAGCCGCCCCGAGCGGACGGCACGGGCCTGCTGACGGTTTCCCGCTACAACAAGACCCAGCTCGCCGATGACGTGCTCGAGTCGATCCGCAACGGCGACATTACCGGCCAGTCGTTCACGGGCGTGTTCCTGCAGTCCGACCCGGACCGCGGCCCTTATTACCCGTCCCGGAGCGGCCAGCGGACGCTGGTCACCCGCAAGGAGATCGCGCTCATTGAGTACGGGCCCACGCCATTCCCGGCCTATCAGGACGCGGCGATCGTCGGTGTCCGCAACAGGGAGATGCTGATGGAAGGCGAAGACGACCAGCCGGAGCGCACGACGGTGACGATCCACGTGGACCACCCGCAGGCGCGGGCCGTCCCGGAGCCGCCCGCGGCGCATGAGCGAACCGGCGTCCCGGTGCATCACACGGACGTCGTCGACGTGCCGTGGGACGCGGGCGAGAACACGTCGCGGCTGCCGGACATCAAGGGGCGTCCCGACGCGGAGAAGTACCTCGCGGTCTATGCCTGGTATGACGCGTCGGGCCCGGACCCGGACCACGACGACCTGCCGGACACCCGCGGCTCGTGGAAGCTGCCGCACCACATGGTGGCCGCCGACGGCACGCCCGGCGCGGCGAACATCAACGGCGTCCGAGCCGCGCTCGCACGCGCCGGCCAGCTGGACCCGCCGCTGTCTGCCGGTGACGAGACGGCGGTGAAGGCGCACTTGCAGGCGCACATGGATGACTGGCACAAGGACCACCCCGCTGACAGCGGGGGAGGACAGCGCACCGGAACGGTTCCGGCCGCGCCCGTCCAGCCCGGGCCGCCCACGCACCCGGTGACCAAGGAAGCGACTACCCCTGAAGGAGGGGCTATGAGTGACCGTCAGATGACGGTGGATGAGCGGGCGGCGCGACTCGGTGAGATCAAGAACCGCTTCACCGAGATCGACACCCAGTTCTCCGGCGGCGTCCTGGACGAGGCCGCGCGGTCCGAGTGGACCGACCTGGACAAGGAGCGGAAGGTCCACGAGGCGGCGATCGAAGACGTCAGCTACCGCGCGACCTACCTGGCCGCCCTCGCCGAGAGGAACCCGGCCGCGACCGTGCCCGGCGCCGACCAGGGCGCTGGCTACGGCCAGGACAGCGGCTCGCGCAGCCAGACCCGCAGCTACGGCCGCGCCCCGGCGCTGAACAAGGGGCGTCCGGAGAACCTCTACGACGTGGCCTCGGCGCGCAGTGAGGCGCGCAGCCTGGACGACCTTGGCCGCGTGTACCGCGAGCGGGCCAAGTGGTCGATCGACGAGGCGACGTTCCCGGGTGCGCCCGAGGATGACGCCGCGGTGAAGGGGCGCCTGGAGCGGCTGATCGCCAAGGTCGATGAGCCGGACACGCTGGCGCGGAACATGCTGCTGACCGGCTCGCCGGAGTACCGCAGCGCGTTCGGCAAGCTGCTGATCTCGCAGAACCCGGCGATGCTGGGGCAGGCTGAGCAGCGGGCACTCCAGCAGGGCACCCCGGCGTCGTGGTCGCCCGGCTCCTACCCGGTGCCGTACCAGCTGGACCCGACGGTGATCCTGACGTCCAGCGGCGCGATCAACGCGCTGCGGACCATTTCGCGCGTGGAGCAGATCGTCGGCAAGGAATGGCAGGGCGTCACCAGCGCGGGCATCACGGTGACCCGCTCGAACGAGCTGGCGGCTGCCAGCGACGGCGCCCCGACCCTGGGACAGCCCGGCGTCGCGCCGACCCGCGTCCAGGCATTCGTTCCGTTCTCGATCGAGACGGAACAGGACTGGAACGGCCTCATGGCGGAGATCGCCATGATGCTCGCCGACGCCAAGGACGTGGAGGAAGCAACCACGTTCCTGACCGGCGCCGGGACCGGCGACATTCCGCAGGGCGTCATGACCGGCATCGCGGGCACGGCGCAGCAGGTGACGACCGCCGGGACCGCCGCGGTCGCGCCGGGCGACGTGTACGCGCTGGAGGACGCGATCCCGCCCCGGTTCATCGACCAGGCCGTGATGCTGGCCTCCAAGACCGGATACAACACCATCCGCCAGACGTTCACCCAGCTGGCATCGTCTGCCGGGGACCCGTGGTCGCGCCCGTCCCAGGGCCAGCCAGCGGAACTGCTCGGCTATAGCGCCTACCAGAACTCCAACATGGCGGGCGTCCTCACGTCCGGCAGCCAGATCCTGGTCCTCGGCGACTTCAGGCACTTCATTATCGTCGACCGGATCGGGATGAGCGTGGAGCTCGTGCCGCACGTGTTCGCGACCGGCGCCTCCGCCGGTACCCCCGCGATGCCGCAGGGCGAGCGCGGCATCTACGCCCTGTGGAGGAACTCCTCCCAGGTGCTCGTGCCGAACGCCTTCCGTTTCCTGCAGACCAGGTAACCAGCGCCCGGCCGGGGAGGTGTCCCCCTTCCCCGGCCGGGACCTACCGGAGATCCCGTGAAAATCCTCTGGCATTCCAATTCCCCCGCGGTCGGCACCGGCTACGGCCAGCAGACCGCGCTGTTCGTGCCCCGTATCGCCGCCCTCGGCCACGAGGTCGCCATCTCGGCGTTCTACGGCCAGACAGGCGCGGTCGGCGAGTGGCACGGCCACACCGTCTACCCGTCGGGCCGTCACCCGTACGGCAGCGACGTCCTGTCGGGGCACGCGAGGCACTTTGGCGCGGACATCGTCATCACGCTGGGCGACGTCTGGGCAATGGACCCCGAGCCGCTGAAGGGCCTGCCGCTGGCGCACTGGATGCCCGTCGACACCGATGACGGCGACGGTCTCCAGGCGCGCGGGATGAGCCTGCGCGACCACCTGGCGCTGACGGCGACGGGCGGCGTGCCCATCGCGATGTCGCAGCATGGCACCCGGATGCTTGTCCGGTCCGGCCATAACGCGCTGCACGTGCCGCACGGCGTGGATACCGCGGTGTTCGGCCCGGGCGACGATCGTCCGGACGCGTTCGCCGGCCGGTTCGTGATCGGCATGAACGCGGCCAACGCGTCGAAGTCGGACCGCAAGGCGTGGACGGTTCAGCTGGCGGCGTTCGCGCGGCTGCACAAGAAGCACCCGGACACGCTGCTGTACGCGCACACGATCGCCAAGGATGACCGCGGCATCAACCTGAAGGGCATCGCCCGCGACCTCGGCATCGGCGGCGCCGTCGCGTGGAGCGATGAGTACGCGATGACGGCCGGCATGCTGACCGCAGAGCAGATAGCCGCGACCACGGCCGCCTGGGACCTGTACAGCGGGTGCTCCAGGGCTGAGGGGTTCGGTGTCGCGATAATGGAGGCGCAGGCGTGCGGGGTCCCCACCGTCGTCACTGCCGGCAGCGCGATGTCCGAGGTCGGATGCGGATGGAAGGTGCCGGGCGAGCCGGAGTGGTCTCCGCTGCATGCCGCCTGGTGGCGGACGCCGCGGATCGCGGACGTGGCGAAGATCTACGAGCGAGCCTATGAGCGCGGCGCGCCCTATCACGCGAAGTCGGCGAAGGCGCGGGAGCACGCGCTGGCCTACGACGCGGACCGTGTCACCGCCGAGCACTGGAAGCCGGTCCTGGACATCCTGGAGGAAAGACTGTGCCCCTAGGGGACCTGGCCGTAATCGTCCCGTCGCGAGGGCGCCCGGAGCGCCTGGCGCACATGCTCGGCGAGGCGCGGCGCCTGGCGACGGCCGACACGACGTTCCTCATCGGCGCGGACCTCGACGACCCGGCCGCAGCCGAATACGCGTCGATCAGAGATCCAGCGGCCGGGATCATCGTGCAGTTCGGCCCGCGCAGGGGCCTCGCGGCCTGGACCAACTTCCTGGCGGGGAGCTGCTTCACGCCGCCGCTTGCCACGCAGCGGTTCCGGGCGCTGGCGTCACTGGGCGATGACCACGTGCCGCGCACTGAGGGCTGGGATTCGCTCCTGCTGGCTGCTCTTGACGCGATGGGCGGCACGGGCATCGCCTACCCGGATGACAAGCGGCGCAGCGACATCCCCGAGGCCGCCGTCATCTCGGCGGACATCGTCCGGTCGCTCGGGTGGATGTGCGAGCCGACGCTGAACCACTTCTACGTGGACAACGTGTGGGCCGACATCGCCAGGGGCGCGGGCTGCCTGGCGTACGTTCCGGGCGTGGTCATCGAGCACGTCCACTACCTCACCCGGCCGCAGCTGGCCACCAGGGATGCCACCTATGCGGAAGCGGAAGCAGGCGGCGCCCGCGACCAGCAGGCATACGAGCACTGGCGGTCTGCCCGGATGGCAGCCGACATAGCCACTGTCCGCGCGCTGCGCGAGCAGGCAGCATGAGAGGACCGACCATGGCAGCAGCGAATGACCTGTTCGTCGCGCAGCAGGGGGCAGTCATCACCCTGAACGGCACGCGGACGGCCATCACCCCGGGCATGATCGCCTGCGCCGGCGCTTCGGTGCTGGAGTCATACCCGCACCTGTTCGCCCCGCTCGCCGTCGATTTCGACGTCGAGCCCGAGCCCAAGGCGGCGCCCGCGAAGGCCGCCACGCCCCCGCCTGCGGAGGTCCCAGCGCCCGCTCCGGCCGCTCCTGCTCCGGCTCCAGCAGCGCCCCCTGCGCCCGTTCCGGCCGCGACACCGGCTCCCGCGCAGCCCCCGGCGGCTCCGGCGAAGTGATTGACGTCGGCGATACCGTCGAGGCCGAGCCGTTCCGCGTCTATGACGCGGACGGGAACCCGGCGAACGCGAGCACCGTCACGCTGACGGTCACGCAGCCGGACGGCACCTCCGTGCAGGCGACGGTCCCGAACCCACCCGCGGTCATCGGCTCGTACACGGCTAGCTTCACGCCGTCCATGGCGGGCCGCCACGTCCTGCAATGGCTCGCGACCGGCCCGGCCGCCGCCTATGCCGACGTGCTCGAGGTCGCCGACGACTCAACGCTGCCGTCCATCGTGTCGCTGACGGACGCGAAGCAGTTCCTCGGCATCACCAGCACCTCTGCGGATGAGGAGCTGCGCTGGTGGCTGGCAGGCATGACCGAGGTGCTGGAGCGCGAGAAAAATGAGGTCATCGTCGCGAGGCAGTTCACGGTCACGGCCGAGGAGAATCATCACCCGTCGCGGCTGCGCCTGTGGCGGCTGCCGGTGATCAGCCTGGATTCCCTCGCCCGCTGGGACGGCACGCACACGTGGGACGTGACCACAGACGTGATCCCGCCCGACCCGGACACCGGGATCGTGAAGCTGTACCGGGGGCAGTCGCTGGCGGGCCACCTGAACTACGCCTACACGGCGGGCTACCGGGTGATCCCCTACAACCTGCAGCAGGCCGGAGAGGTGCTGCTGCAGCACGTATGGGAGACGCAGCGCGGCCCGGGCGTCATCGGCGGCGGCGTCATCGGGCCTGAGGAGGCCGGGGACTTCAAGCAGATGTTCATGCTGCCCCGCAAGGTCCGCGAGTGGCTCGGGCCGCCCCGTCCGGCGGTGGCCTGATGGCGTGGGCGTCGACCGTCCCGGGCGCCATCGCGGGCCTGGTGGCCGCGCTGAAGGCGCAGGAGCTGGAGGGCGTCGAGGTCTACGACGGCCCGGCGGTCAGCGAGAGCACTGCGCTCGAGGTCATCATGGTCGGCTTCACCGGAGAGACGATGTCCCGTACGGGCGCGTACCCGGAGCCGGAGCAGCCCGAGATCGACGTGACCGCGACGCTGGACGCGAATCTGGCCCTGCTGCCGGTACGGGAGCAGTACCCGATCCGGAGCCTGATCGCCGTCCTGAACGGAGACAAGGATGTCACCGCGGCCACGGCCCGCGCGTACGACCTGCTGGCGGCGGTCGGCGCGGCGGTGGCGGCGGACAAGAAGCTCGGCGGCGCGGTGGCGATGGCGAGCTTGGGCAATCACGCAACGACGCGGTCGCAGACCTCGCGGGGCGCGCTCGTCAACATCATGTTCGAGGTCGTGTGCGATGGCTGGACGAGGCGCTAGCGCTCCGCGGCCCGGCGCATGGCGGCGGCGAGCCGTCCGTTCAGCTCCCGCCTGCGGCGCGCCCGGCTCCTGACCGTCCCGCCTACCGCAAGGATCACCGCGGCCGCCGCTGCGCCGAGGATGACCGCCAGCTCGCTGCTGAGCACTCCGGCCCGCGTCAGCCAGTACGCCGTGCAGATGACCGCGATGACCAGCACCGCCCAGCCGCTAAGCCGGTTCCTGTCGTCCGTTCCGCTATCGCTCATGATCGCCCCGTCCTTCCGTGCTCCCGGTCAGTAAGACGCGCCCCGCCGTCCGGTGGTTCACCGGCGCAGCTACCTACCCTGAAAGGCTCTCAATGGCAACTCTCCCGGTCAAGGTGATCCCCCACGGGGGCCTCTCGCTGGGCACGTCGGACTACGCCGCGGCGACCGCGTCCGGCGGCGACAAGGCCCCGACTGGCTCCGGCGTCGTGCTCCTGGTCAAGAACGGCGACTCGGCCCCGCACACGGTGACGCTGGCCGTCCCGGAGACGATTGACAGCCTGTCTGTCGCGTCGCGGGCGGTAGTCGTGCCCGCTGGCGACACCGGCTTCATCCCGCTGCTGGACCTCTACAAGTCGCCGACCACCGGCCTGGCGACGTTCACTTACGACGCCGTCACGTCCGTGGACGTCGCCGTGATCCGGGCGTCCTGATGGACGGCGACTGGACCTGGGTTGAGCATCCGGTCACCCGCCTGCGGGCGCGGATCGCCCGCTCGGCGCTCGCCCATCACCTGCGCAGCGGCTGGACAGAGATCGCACCGCCGAAGCCCGCGCCGCCGCCGCAGCCCGTGCAGCCAGCGCCGACGACGACGGCGCCGCAGGATCTCCCGCAGCCCGCGGCGCCCGCGCCTGACCCCGCGCCCGCGGTGCCCGACCCGGTGACCGGCACGTACGGCATCCCGCAGTCCCCGCCCGCAGATCCTTCCCCGCAAGACGTCCCGCCGCCGGGCGGGCAGAACGAGACAGGAGAATAAGCCGTGGTAGCCACGCCTCTAGCCGCGAGCACACGCTATTACCCGCCCGGTACACGCGAGGTGTACTGGGTGCCAGCGATCGCGAACAAGAACGCCCCGACCCGCGCCGAGCTGGACGCGGGCACGAACCTGACAGGCGAGATCTCGGCCATGGCCGGGTTCTCGGTCGCGTCCGCGACGATCAGCGTCCCGGACCTGGCCAACCGGTTCGCCCCGGACATCCCCGGCCAGATCACGGCCGCGTCGTCGTCGATCACCATGTACACCAGCGAGGACAGCCAGGACGTGCGGCAGCTGCTGCCGCGCGACACCGCCGGATTCGTCTGCGTGCTGTGGGAGGGCGACACGCCCGGCCACCTGATGGACGTGTTCCCCGTTACGGTGACCAGCGTCCCGAAGGACGTCACCACGACCAACGCGGGCACCGTCACAGTCGACTTCGCGGTCACCGCGGTGCCGATCGAGAACGTGGTCATCCCGGCGTCGTGAGCATCAGCATCCGCGCGTCGGGCCAGGATCTGAGGACGGTATCGCGCAAGCTGCGGAAGGCCGGGGACAAGGAGGTCTCGGCGCAGTTCCGGACGGAGCTGCGCGCCGTGGCCAAACCGTTTGTCCCGGCTGTCCGCGCTTCCATCGCCGCAATTCCGGTCAAGGGCCCGAAGTCGACCGGGCTGCGCGGCAGGCTGCAGAAGGCTGTCACGCTGCGCGTCCGGACCGTCGGGAGGAACGCGCAGGTCAGCATCCTCATGTCCACCGCGAAGATGCCGGACAAGGAGAAGTCGCTGCCCGCGATGATGGAAGGCACCAAGAAGTGGCGCCATCCTGTCTTCGGCGACGACAACGTGTGGGTGCCTCAGGAGTCGCACCCGTACTTCTTCCCGGTCATGCGCGCGGGCGGCCCGGCGGCGAAGATCGCCGTGAACAAGGTCGTCGGCAACATCACGCGCCAGATCACCTAAAGCCCCGCCAGGGCGGCATGCCGCGATCCGGCCGCGGGACCGGTGAGCGGCGGGGCGCCGTCCTGGCGGGTTCTGCCTCCCGCATTCCCGCAACCATCCCGCATGCAAAGGAACCACCATGGCGAAATCACCACTGCTGTCCCGTGCCGCGATCCTCGACGCGGACGACATGGAGTACGAGGACATGGACGTCCCCGAGTGGGGCGGGACGGTCCGCGTCCGGGCACTGACAGGCACCGAGCGCGACGCGTTTGAGTCGTCGATGTACCAGCAGCGCGGCAAAAATATGGTCCGCAACGCGGCGAACATCCGCGCCAAGCTCGTGGCCCGATCCGTCGTCGATGACGAGGGCGAGCGGATTTTCTCCGATCAGGACGTGAGCGCGCTGGGGAAGAAGTCGGCCGCCGCGCTCGACCGCATCTTCGAGGTCGCCGCGAAGTTGTCCCGGATCAACGAGGACGACGTGGAGGAGATGGGAAAACCCTCCGAGGACGACCCGAGCGACGGTTCTACTTCCAGCTAGCCGAGAAGCTCGGCTGCACCGTCCGGGAACTGCTCGCCCGCGTCGACTCGGCCGAGCTCACCGAGTGGATGGCGGAATACCGGCTGCGGCTGGAGGACGAGGAACGCGAGCGCCTCGAGCGCGAGGGACGTCCTGTGTGGACGCCGGAATCTGAATAGCGGAGAGGAGGTCCCCGGTCATGTCGACTGTCAGCGTCATCTATGACCTCATCGGCCGTGACAGCCTGTCTCCGGCACTCAAGAAGGCCGGGGACTCCGCCGACGGCCTGCACGGCAGGCTGTCCAACCTCGGCAAGGCGGCCGTGCTGGCGGGCGCCGCCATGGCCGCGGGCGCCGTGGCGATCGGGGTGGAGTCGGTCAAGTCCGCGGTCACTTTCCAGGCGTCGATGGAGAGGATCCATACACAGGCCGGGGTGGCGCAGTCCAAGATCGCCGGACTGTCCCAGGGCGTGCTGGACCTTGCCGGGAAGGTCGGCCAGAACCCGGACTCTCTCGCCGAGTCGTTCTATCACGTGGCGTCGAACATGGCGAGCATGGGAGCGACCGGCCCGCAGATGCTGAACGCCGTGAAGATCGCGGCGGAGGGCGCCAGGGTCGGCGGCGCCGACCTGGTCGACGTCACCAACGCCCTCGGTGCCGCAATCGCGTCCGGCATCCCCGGTGTCCAGAATTACCAGTCCGCGATGGGCGTGCTGAACGCCACCGTCGGCGCCGGCGACATGAAGATGCAGGATCTCGCCGACGCCATGGGCACCGGCTTCCTGAGCAACGTCAAGCTCTACGGGTCCACGCTGAACGACGTGGGCGCTGCCCTGGCGACCTTCGGTGACAACAACATCCGCGGCGCTGAGGCTGGCACGCAGCTCCGGATAGCCGTTCAGGCGATCGCGGTGCAGGCCAAGACGGCGGGTCCCGCGCTGAAGGAGCTTGGCCTTCAGGTCGGCGAGCTCGGCAAGTACCAGAGCCTGCACGGCACCGTCGCGACGATCGACCTGCTGTCGCAGCACCTGAAGGCCGCAGGCATCCCCGCGACCCAGTACGGCCAGATCATCACCGAGCTGTTCGGAAAGAAGGCCGGTTCCGGCATCGGCGTTCTGATCGACCAGGTTGACCGGCTGAACAGCAAGCAGGCGGTGCTGAGCCAGGGCGCGACGAAATTCGGCTCGGAATGGCAGGCCACGCAGCAGACCGCGTCGCAGCAGTTCGCTATGCTCCGGGGCGGCCTCGATGCCGTCGGGATCAAGATCGGCCTGGCGCTGCTGCCGCCGGTGACCGCGTTCGTGTCATTCCTCAACAAGACAGCTATCCCCGTCGTGTCGGCCTGGGCTGGCAAGGTCTCCGGGCTGATCCCGGTGGACAAGATCAAGAAGGACGTCTCGGAGGCCGAGCAGTGGCTTAAGAACCTCCTGGGGATCAAGCCGGCGCCCATACCGATCGTGGCGAAGCCGATGATGCCGAAGGGCATCAAGAACGCCGCCGACTTGTTCAACCTGCCGCGGCAGGGCACCGTGCTCGCCCCGGTGAAGCTGACTCTCCCGAAGGGCGCGAAGAGCGCGGCGGACCTGCTCGGCCTGTCACAGAAGCCCGTCCTGATCCCCGCGAAGCTGGTCATGCCCAAGGGCGTGAAGAACGCATCGGACCTATTCAGCCAGCGGGCGCTGGACACGGTGCTGGTGCCGCTGAAGCCGGTGCTGCCGCGAGGCGTGAAGAACGCATCGGACCTGTTCAACGTGCCGTCGGCGAACCCGTTCAAGGTCCCGGCGCCACCGGCACCGAAGGCGCCCCCCAGCTTCATCGACACCATCATGAATGCGGTCAAGAAGATCGACTGGGGGCAGGTCTTCTCCAACATCATCAGCTCCGCCGTCACCGGCGCGCAGAAGATCGGCGCCGCGTTCCTGACGCTGCTGGGCAAGATCAACTGGACGTCGATGGGGAAAGCCTTCGCGAACGTGGCCGTCGGCCTGGCGGTCGGGCTCGTCGTCCAGCTCCCGATGGCGCTCATCTCCGAGGCGATCCATCATCCGATGGACATGCTGCTCTTCCTGTCGTCGATCATCCCGATCGGCCGGGTGGGCGGCCTCATCCTGCAGATCTTCGACAAGATCCCCTTCCTCGGCCCGCTGCTTAAGGTGTTCCTCGGCCCCCTCGTGAAGGCCGGGGACATGATGGAGTCGGCGCTCGGCTCCATGCTCAAGAAGCTGTTCGGCCCGATCGTGAGCCGGATCGGCAAGTTCTTCGAGAGGCCCGCGGAATGGCTTGTCAGTCAGGGCGTGCTCATCCTCCGCGGACTCCAGTATGGGGCGGAGGACGGCCTCTCGTTCCTGCTCAAGTGGCTGGGCAGGATCAACGAGTGGATGGCCGCCCCGTTCATCAAGGCCGGGAAATGGCTGCTCAAGGCCGGAGGTGACATCCTCGGCGGCCTCTGGGGCGGGGCGAAGATGGAATGGGAGCTAGAATTCGCCTGGCTGGGAAAAATCGGCGGATGGATCGGCAGCATTTTCGCCAAGGCCGGATCCTGGTTGCTGTCCAAGGGCGCCGACGTCATCCGGGGCCTGTGGGACAGCCAGAAGACGCAGTGGGCACAGGCCTGGTCGTGG